CATTTTTAACACTTTTAAAAGCTTGATTAAACTTTTCTTCATTTTTGCCCAAGATTGAACTTTTTAGGTTTGCTAAAAATCCTTTATTTGCTAGTGCATCTGCAGGGCTTACATTTTCGCTTGCAACTTCAATTTCTATTGTAAATCTTGAAATCCCAGACTCGTTAATATAATTATCTTCGCATGTATAACCTAAAGACTGAACTATAAGCTCGCCATATTCAGGATGAACCATCTCAATATTTCCTTCGGCATTTAATTCGTCAATTAAATCCTTTTTATCATCAAAACCATTATTATTATCAGTAAACAAAACTAATGTAAATTTTGGCTCTAAAGCTCCTAAATCTTGAACATATCTTTCTTTTCTAAATGGATATTCATTAGAAATCTTTTTCCTTCCACCTTTTAAAGTAGTCGTTTGCAAATAACAATCAATTCCGTTTAATGTCAACTGGTCATATGTTGATAAATCTAATATTGACATTATGCCCCGCTAAAAATTGAGTTTACACCGATATTTAAATGATTATTTCTAATCGGAGTCATTTGTATTCCAGTTCCTTTTGGTGTGTTGTTAAAATTAATATCTAACTTACCACCAATTTGAGTTTGATTTTTATTTATATTTTCTTTGGTAATATTTACATTTCCTAAATCGCCACCATTAAATAAATTTTTAAAATTTTGAATTAAATTCCCGTTTTTGAAAAAATTTATTACTGATTTTACTTTGTCAATAAATGCTGTTATATAGCCCATTAGAAAATCGAATGTAGCCTTTAACTCTTTACCAAAATAGATAACCGCAACCGCTAAAATTTTAAATATTACTCCAACTGGTGTTGTTGATGTTATTAATGAAAAAACTAAACCAACAAGCATAGTTATTGTTGCTCCGAATTGTTTAAAAAATCCAATGATTAAGGGTATTATGAAAAAGCCTTTAAATACAAATTTTAATAATCCGAACGATGAAATTAATAAACCAATTCCAACTAATATTGGTCCAAGGACAATTAAGATTCCTCCAATTATTAAAATAAATTTTTGTGTAGCTGGATTTAGCGACTGGAACTTTTCAACTAGTTTTATTAATAAATTTACAAATTTTATTGCATAGGGCAATAATATAACCCCAAGAGTAATAGATAAATCTTTAAATCTCGATCCTAAAATTCGTTGCTGGTTTGCAAATCCTCCACTTGTTCTTGAAAAATCACCAATTGAATTTTTAGACATTGCAACAACATAATTATATCTTAATAATACCTTTTCAGCTTGTGATAAATCTTTTATTTTTTGCCTTAAACCCTGATTCATTGCAAATTGCTCAAGGTTTGTTTCTGTCATCACTATACCAAGTCTTTTTAAAGATTCTGTCTCGCCAGTGAATACCCCCGTTAATGCTGTTTGAACCTCATCAACTCTCATATTTTTAAACGAAGCTAAATCGCCCGCTAATCCCACTAAACTTGTTGATAACTCGCTTGCTTTTTGTTGTGAAATACCCATGCCAGTTGACATATCGCCAAACATTGCGGCCATATCAAGGGCTGTTCCTCTATCTATACCAAAATTTTTACCTGCAGTTTCTGAAAATTGCTTTACTCGATCTGAAAAATTACCAAATGAAACATCGACTTTATTTAAACTTTCGCTGTAATCTGAAGCATCGTTTATAAACTTGCGAAAACCAAGAGTCAATGGCACGGAAACAAACATTAATTTTTTACCTAAACTACCAGCTTTTTCTTCTATTTTTTTAAAATTTTTGGAAATATTATTTGCATCTTGTTCAATCTTTCTGCTGGTGTTTTTTAGTGAATTATTTATTTTATCTAGATTTGGACTTATTTTATCAACAAGCTCATAAATATATTTTATATTAAACATTCTTGTTAATCTCCTTATTAATTCTTACTGCATTATCATATAAAGATTTTAGCTTTGATAAACTTTGTTTTTCTAGCCACTCCATAGATGCTGAACCCTTGTAAAATAATGCAATTTCACAAATAAAGTTTTGTAATTTTTTTAAGCTAAAGTCTTCATCCAAGAATTCACAAAAAAAAGGTGTAAATATCTTGTTAATAGATTATCAAAATCGGTTTCGCTTAATTTATTTAAATCTACTTTATTTATTTTTTGCTCCTTCGCAGAGTCTTTAAAAATCCTTCTTGATGCAATTTCTTTAAAATGGTCATAATATTTATTTAACTCGTCGCCATCAAATCCTAAAGTCAAAATTAATTTAATTGATTTTTCATCAAATAAATCATCGTCTTTTTTTTCTTGAGCTTGTTGCTCTTTATTTGAATGCTTACTTGCTAAATCAACCATTGCTTTTAAAAATGGCTGTCTAAGATTAATTGTTATAGCCCTATCTTCATAAGCACTTGGCTCGGACAAATAAAGCTCGTCAATTTCTTTTTCAATATTTTTTCCATCTTCTTTAAAATGGACTTTGATTGGATTTTGTAATTTAAACATTTCCTGCATCGCCAAAGAAAGTATATTCAGTTAAACCTTGGTCTTCAGTTTCTGGTAAAACTTCCAAGGCCGCATTTGTAATTGTAAGATTGCCAAAACTAATTACATTATTATCTCCGTTGCGGTAATAACCCTTAAATTGCTCTATACTAGCTGGTGTATTTCTAATTGAAACTTTAAGAGTCGTAAAATTAGTTGAGTTATCTGTTGTATAAATCAAATTACCAAAAAGTTGAGGATTTGGTTTTCTAGTTTTAGATCCAATTATTGGCTTTACATTGCCCTCATAGGCTATTGTTTCGCCGTTGATTTGTAATGGTGTATTTTCTAATATTGCCATAAATTATTCAAATGTTGGAGTATAGTTAATAAATATTTCTCTTAATTGAGAAGTTATTGGAGCAATTGCCTCTGAAACAATTTTACCATCAGCTAAATTAATTATTGTTGATAATTCTAATTCTTCTCTGAATGATTTTACTGCTTCGGCACTATTTATTAATAGGTTCTCTTTAGCTAAAGCATTATAATAGCGAACCGCTGTATTTATAAATAATTCTTTATTAACTTGAGCCTTGCCCGCTATTAAAGTTCCTGTTGTTAATGAGTGCTGTCCGTAATCTCGTTTGAAATTTACAAAGAAATATTCAACAATTAAGGTCAATGTATCAATTGTGTTTAAATATTTAAAAGTTTTGTCTGTTAAACCTTGGGCATTGGTTTTGTAAGTAGTCACGGCACTTTCGCCAATAATTACATTATTTGCAATATTATTAACCAACAAAGTAATTCCTGAATTTTCTAGTTCTTGTGCCTCGGCATCTGTAAAACCTTCACCAGTTGGTATAACTGGCAATAATGGGTATGGTGTATTGTGGTAAGGATATGAAGCCCACTCAAGACCGCCATTAGAAACACCATTAATTGAGATAGCTGACACATTGGAGCCTTGAGTCAATCTTAATTCTCTATAAATTGCAAAATATCCAGCGATAACCATTGGGTCTTCAAATATTGCACCGCCTTTTTTGGTTGATTTATTGACCAAATTATTACCTAAGTAATTAAATGTTTTAATATTTAAGCCGTCTCCAGCTGAATTTAATGTTGAATAAGTAGCTGTTTTTGAAGTAACACCTTGACCAAATAAAATTTTATTATTTACTGAAAATCTAGCTTCTGTTAAGTCTGTAAGAGTTGATAAAGTCCACTCTGAAGGGTAAAGAATAGTTGAAAATCTTTTGCTATCAATAACATCAAATAAACCTGTTAATGATGGGTCTGTTGCTCCGCTTGAAAATGCTGTTAATGATATTGTTATTCCAGCAACCGAACCTTCGATCATAATTCCAATTGAATTACCGACTGAACCTTTGTTTATTGCGGTTAGTGTGACCGTTCCAGTTGAATTAGAAGCTGAAACCACTTTATCTAAATCTGCATTAATTAAAGTAGCTAAAGCAGTTCCTATTGTATTCGCTGTATCGCCAGAAGCAACGGCAACCTGATATTTACCGCGAATTGAATCAACATAAAATGTTAGTGTTCCTGAAGCGGTCGCTGTTCCTGAAATTGCAAATGAACCAGTTGCCGCAACACCAGAACCATTATCACTTAAACCAATAGCTGATATTTTTGGTTTCACTGATGAAATGTTGGAAGCTTTAATCATTTGTCTTCCAATTTTAGCAATTTTAGAAGTTCTTCCAAAATATGTGTTAAATTCTAATTCTGATAAAATATTTTCTACCAAAGCTCCGCTTGTCGCTGTTCCTGAAACCATTGGAGCAACAATTAAAATTTCTCTTCCAGCTGGTGTAATAGGTGTTTTTGCTGATTTAATGCTTGAAGTTATATTAGGTCTTGGCATATCTATTTTTTATTTTTAGTTTTAATAATTTCTACCTCATTAACAATTTCAATAGCATTGTCAATTTCAGAATCTTTTACTCTATTTCTCCAAAAATTATCTAACGGCACTCCGTCTTTATCACAAGCGACAATAACTTCATCGCCTGCACTTAATTTTCCTGCTGGAGTTCTTAAATCTTGTTTTAAAATAATTTTCATATAATTT